ATGAAAATCCTACTCATTTATGAGTCTCAAGCCGCATTTCGCTGGCTCCGAGACAGTCACAGTATCTGTCAGATGGTCCGCCGCCAGGCTGGACTCGCGAAGCTCCGAATCTGGTGCAACGCCAACAAACCCAAAGACCTATCCCACAACTAATATGCCCGCCAAAACCCCAATAATACCACGTCCCACACTGTCAACAGGCGACGACGCAACCGCCGCAAAGGAACTCCTTAAGCGCTACAACGACGCACAAGACGGTATGCGTCGCATCGTTGCCCTGGGCTTGATGGCCTGGGAGATTAAGGAGACCCGACTCAAGCATGGTGAGTTCGGCTATTGGCTCCAGGCAAATGCACCACAATTGTGTTGCCAGGACGCGGCAACCAAAACCCCAAAGGCTAGCTCCTCATTGGCGAGCTATATGCAACTCACCAAGGGAGTTTTGGAGTCCACGGGATTAACGGTTGGGAAATACCTCGAAAAAGTCTGTAAACAAAATTCCCAATCGTTGGGAATTTCGTTGACACTTGGCGGCCTGATTTTGGCATCCGATGCTCAGGTCCCAGAGCAACTCCGCAAGCTCCGTGACAAGATTTTTGAGGTCGTCGATGGCAAGACGCCAAAGCAGTTAATGCTTGAGTTCAAGCAAGTTGAGGAGGATGGCCAGGGCGGATTGAAGGTCAAGCGCGGCCGCATGAAAGGCCAGGGCGGCGCCAGCAAAGAGCAATGCGCCAATGCCAAGGCAACCGAAGCAATTGCCGAGGCCGCCGCCATCAATGCCAAGGCAACCGAAGCCCGCAACACCCTCCTGGACGTTGCCGACGACAAAACATGGGCAAGTCTCGATCCCAACGTCGCCAGCGAGCTCCTGGACGCCGCGCAAAGCCTGGTGGAGTTCCACCGCAACCGCCAAAGTCACATTGTTTCCGGACGCAATGCTGCCGCTGAAATCCTCAACCCCGTCGAAGAATGAGCGAGCCAATCCATATTGACCTTGACAGAGAGTTGAAAGCGGTGGACCCGATTCTCCATTCGGCGATTAGACAGCTTGTCAATAAGTACCAGTCGAAACCCACTGAAATGATCATTGGTCTTTACGCTGCAAATGCGCAAAAGGAATTACCGCGCTTTGACAAGTCGCCGATTCCTCACGTGTGTGAGGAACTCCTGCAAATAGCTTTGTCAATCATCATGACAGCGCGCAACGTTGAAATCAAAAGCGCGACATTTATCCAGAGGGACCAATGAACTTCTCGCCCACCGGAGACAGCGTGCCGAACGCTGGAAACGCCATCAGTAGAATACAGGCCGGAGCCGGAGAGCCCCCAGCGCCGCGCGAATGCGGCTTGATTCCTGGAAGCGCCACCGCGATTAACGCGCCCCTGTCGCAAAGTCTGCTGCGCTCCGGTGTGCGAGCCTATTTGGAGACCCGCCGCCCCGATCCCAACCCCGAGAACGAACCCCAGTTATTTGACACGCTCCCCAAGCGCGTCAAAGCGGAAATCCGGGCGTTGCTCATGGCCTTCGCGTCCATCGATTGCATGACCGATCGCCGCCGGACCGGCCGCATCTCCGTGGACGCGGCCTGTAAAGTGGTGTCGAAGAAATTCCGCCCCGATTGGAACTGGTCCCCCAAGCGTTTAAACGCCCGTTACAGCGCGTTTGTCCGCGCCAGGGACTGGACAGTTCTGGTCAATTGCTCCAAGGCCGGGGCGGCCTGGCAGGACTCACGCCGGGGCCTTCCCATGGAGTTTCTGCAATATTGTTGCGACGTGATTTTCGCGTACAAGCGCGATGATGCCCGGAAGGAAGCATTGCACTCAATCAAGCGCAACTGGATGACCGGCCGCAACGCCGCCGGGGAACCCAATGAAATCCCGGGGTTCGGCTTCCGGCGCGATTGGATCCGCCGCAATGATCCTTCTATCGACTTCCCAACCGGATGGACCTACAGCAACATTTTACGGCAGATCAAAAAGCACAATATCCTGCCTCGCGCCGTCCATCTCTTGACACTTCAGGGAACCAATGCCGCCCGCAAAGTCCTGCCTCAGGTCAATGCCACCCGCAGCGACCTCCGGTTCATGGAATGGGTCGAGTTTGACGACGTGAAAGTGGACTGGCGCGTTATTGACACGGTGACCGGAAGTGTGGTGGACCTCTGGATTCTCATTGCCCGGGACCGCGCAACGAGTGTGTTACTCGGGTTCGTCATGCGTCCCGCTCTGGTACGCGAGGATGGCTCCCAGACGCATTTACGGTTGGAGGACATGAAGCAATTGTGCGGCTGGGTCTTGGAGCACTACGGTTTGCCGCCCTACCTCATGACCTGGCTCCTGGAGAACGGGACCGCAACGCTGGGTCAGGGTGTCCGCGCCGCGCTCAAGGAGCTCTTGCAAGGGCGACTGGAGATTCGCTATTCGTCCATGGTCGGCGGCGTGTCCCCGTCCGGATTCCGCGAGAAAAAAATCGGCAACTCCATGGGCAAAGCCTCACTGGAAAGTCACAATCGCCCAATCCACATTATCAGCAGCAACATCCCCGGTCAGACCGGACCACTTTACAACGTCCGCCCGGCCGATCTTCAGGCCCGCGAAGCCGAGGCCATCCGCACGTGGAAGCTCGGCCAGGAGATTCTCCCGCCGCATCTGCGCAACGATTTGGGCTATGCATTATTGACAGTCGATCAAGCCCGCGCAGCGCTCATGCAGGTTTTCGCGATACAGAACAACAATACGGATCACCGCAAGGAGGGATTCGAGAAAATCGGCGAATGGTTCGATCCCGCCCGCGGCTTGTGGCTTCCGGCGCGCACGGCTCCGGCCGTCATGCCCGCGGGCTCCTCAGTCCGAGCCCGAATGCAGACCCCGCTGGAACGCGCCGCGCAGCTCGTGACGGGACTCTCCTGGACTCCCGTTTCCCCGGAGATTATCGCCGCGTTCTATGAGCACACGCAGCGCGTGGTTCACGTCGAGGAGAATGGCGAAATTGTATTCCGTCACAACGGCAAGGACTTGATTTTCACGTCGCAATGCAACCCCGGTCAGAAGCTTGTGGCGTATCTGCATTCGGACGATCCGCAATTCCTGCACTTGACAGATGGGGCCGGTCGATTCTTCCCGTCGGCCGTGCTGAAGTCGCGCATCAAAGTGGGCGACCAGGACGCCCTGGCCAAGGCCATCGAGTTCAGTCAATCCGCGCTCAAAGCCGCACGTCAACGCGCCGAGGAACTGGCCGCTCCAGAGCGCAAGGCGCTGGAGGCTATGCGCGCCCACAATGCCGCGCTTTTGGGCGAGTTCATGCCCACAGTCGCCGCTCCGGAGGCCAGCCGCCCAATGGCTCAATCCGGTGTTGCAGCCGGTCTGAAGGCCATCCAGGAGCAACGCAAGGCCGAATCCCGCGCCACTGCCGCGCAAGCGGCTGAGGATCGCGCCGCCATCGCCCGCTCCGGCCGCGCCGCATCGCGGGACATCCTGGCATCGGCCGCGCCGGTCGATCCCCGTCCCGCACCCTCAGCCATCGCCGAAATGTTCGGCGCACCCGAACCTGAAGCGGAGTCAAAACCCGCATCCAATTTCCTGTCAACAATCTCCAATCACGGAGACTGACAGGCTCAAAACAACGAAAGGCAACAAATGGATACCATCATTGATCCCACAATCCCCCCCGCCGTGCATGAGCACGCGGATCCCAATCACGCGAATGCCCAGGCGGCCATGACCGCTGCGGCCTCGCGAATCCCCGGCGACACAGTCAATAAAGCGACCGCCGACTTGCCGGACAACCAGCGCAGCGCCATCCGCCGCCTGCACGCGCTCTATACCGAGGAAAATCTCTCCCTGGACGAGCTCGCGAAGATGGTCCGGCTTTCCACCGCAACCATCAGCCTCGTGTTTCGGGGGAAATACAACGCGAAACTGGATGACATCTGTCAAGTGATTGATGAATTTTTCATCCTGAAGGAACGCCGCGCCGGAAGCAAAAAGCTCCCGTTCATCGCCACGTCCCTATCGGAAAAAATCGGCAATGTATGCGCGGCCGCAAACGAATTTCAGAAGATCGCCTTCATTTTTGGTGACTACCAAATCGGCAAGTCCGAGGCGCTCCTGGAATACCAACGCACGCACAATCACGGCAACACGATCTATGTGTCCATGCCGACTGGCGGGGCGCTCTGCAATCTCATTGTGGAGATGGGCGAGGCGCTTCGAATCTCCGCAACGATTTGCGAAAAAGTCTTGCGTCGCCGAATCATGTCCGCGATTGACGATCGGATGTTGCTGATTATTGACGAAGCGCATCGCGCCATTCCCGACAGCAGCAACGCCCGCGGCACCAGCAAAATCCAGAGCATCGAATTCATTCGCGAGATTTATGACAAATGCCGTTGTGGCGTCGTCATTTGCGCCACAAACGTTTTTCGGGACGAAATGGACCACGGAGCCATGAGCAAGCTTCTGGGGCAATCCAAGCGCCGCCGCTTGTGCGCCTTGCAGTTGCCGAATCGCGTCCCCCGTGAGGATTTGGATCGCTTCGCCGCGGCCTACGGGCTCCCGCCATCCGCCGGCAAGTATCGGGACCTGGAGAAGCGGATCATTGAGGACGAAGCCCTGGGCTTCTGGCTGACACTCTTGCGCATGGCCGGGAAGATAGCAGGCCAACGCAAACAAAAGCTCACCTGGGACCACGTCAGCGAAGCGCACGCGGGTTTGTTGGACCTCGAGACAATGGGGGACAAACGATGAAATTCAAAATCCCAACAGCCTATCGGATCCGCCTGGGAACGACGCAATTTTGCCTCAAGGTCAATTGGGGCCGAGGCCGCGCTTACGCCGTGGCCTGCTGGCCGGATGATGCCACTGAATTTGACGATCCCGTCGGTGCCAATCAGGCGCTGGATGAATGTGTCAATAAATTGACTTATGCAAATGCCGTCATTGAGCCCGTCGAAGGGAGCGGAATTATCATCAAATGAACACAGACCCGCAATTCATCGACGGACTTCAGACCGGAGTCGTAATCACCGTTGGCATCGTCTGTGCCGGAGTTGCATTGACGCTCACCTGGATTGCTCTGACGCGCTTCCTGGCAATGGGCGAATCTGACGATGACCCGCCACAAGAGAATCGATGCAACAACAGTCAAGAGAAGTAGTACGAAATTATTTTATGTCCACACTCAACGAAATCCAACAAGCAACCAAACTCTATTCCGATGCCCGCGCCAAATTATCCGGCCTGGTCACGGAATTAACCCGCGAAATCGAAGCGCTCAAGCGTGCCAGACTTGCGGAAATCAAAGCGGCCGTAGCCCATGCCAGGGAGCGCGAATCCGCGCTGAATGCCATGGTCCAGCAAAGCCCGAGTCTTTTCATTCGACCGCGCACCGTGGTATTCCACGGCGTCAAGATTGGCTTTGCCAAGGGTATCGGAGTCCTGGAATGGGACAATCCCGATAACGTCATCAAGCTGATCCGCAAGAAGCTCCCGGAGCTTGCGGACACCTTGATCAACATCAGGGAAACCCCGGTGAAGAAAGCCATCGAATGCCTGACAGCCGATCAGATCAAGAGCATCGGTTGTCGCATTACAAATTCTGGCGACCGCGTCATCATCAAGTCCACTGATAGCGATGTTGACAAACTGGTCACCGCGCTCCTAGAAGAAAAGGAGGTGGAGGAATGACAACACTCAAGAGCCCATTCCCGCCGATTGTCTGCCCGTGCTGCAAGGTTCGTCCGGCATCAGAGCCACGATTCCCAGGTTCGAATTTCTGGGACTACTATTGCGTGACTTGCGGCGATGCCAGTCGATTGATTCACACGTCCGTCGATGATGCCCGCCAGTCAATCCGCAAAGCCTCACAAGCCGTTGCAGTCCGGGCATTGGAATTGTGCCCGAAGAATCATCTCACCCGCCGCAAATTAATTAAGGCGCGGCTTAATAAACTGGCAAAAGAGGTGCATCAATGATCACAATCCCCGAAGCCAAGCAACGCTTGGAAGTCTCATTCAATGAGGACTTGCAAATCCTGATCCGCGCCGAACAAATTTGTTTGCGCATTGAGAATCACATTACCGTGCCTGACAAAGATTTCAGGCCGGTATTTCATTCTGGTCCCCAAATTACTCCCGCGCCGGCGGCTCCCGCTGCGCCTACGGTTCCAACGGCAATGGAAGTCCCAAAGCCTGATACGCGCAATTGTCGTGAGCCAAAGCCTGGTGCATTACGGGAGCGCATTCTGGAGCTCCTGCATCAGCGTTCCCCTCAGTCAATGAATGAGCTTTGCGCGACTCTGAATATTGCCACGCCGCAAGACCGGAAGAAACTGAATGACACCCTTGGCAACCTGTCACGCACAAGTGACAGCAAGTGCGTGAGATTGGGAGGCGCATGGAAAAAAAATCCGCAATTCGCGCTTCGCACGGAATCGACCACGCCGACGGAATCTGCCAAACCGGCTCCAGTTTTCATTCCCCAGGAGCGCGTCGGCAAGTTTGCCGAGTTGGTTCTGGCCGCAATTCCGGAGGGCTCATTCACCATCCCCGAAATGGAGAAGCACGGATTGGCCATGTTCGGCAACAAATGGAAGCGCTTCTCCGGCGAAGGCAAGCTTGCGGCGATATTGTTGACAATGTCAGAGAAGGGAGTCCTGACCCGGAGCCGGAACGAAAATGGCGTCGTCTATTGCCGGGGCGTCTATTACAAGGCGCCGATCCCCGCCGAGTCGGCCATCCCGCAAACCGTATCCGTACCGCGGGATCCCGATGCTGGCCAGCAATCGGAGGATTGATCCATGGCGGAACAATTGACAGACCAGCACCTGATGCCGATGGGCAATCATCGCGGCCGTCCGCTCGGAACCGTCCCCATGTCCTACTGGCATTGGTTCCTGGCTCAGGACTGGTCTGCCAAATTCCCCGCGCTCCAGGATTACGCCCGCAATCGCGTCACGCCGTTCGGCGTTCAGACGCCCCGCGTTGCTCCCACAGTGCCCGCTGTTGCGCCGAAACCCGTACCGGCTCCTGATCCTACAGCCAGCGGGATCGGCGCGCCCAAGGGCAAATTAACCGTGGCTGACTGGATTGGCGAGATGCGGCGGGTTGTCGAAGAAGCAAAGCCCTGGAAGCCGGACGCAGCCGGTTTCCGCCGGGCGCGGGAACGGGGGCTGCAAAAATTCAACGAAAATCATCAATTTGACAAGAACCGATTATGACTGACAATCAACGTACTTACCTCATGTCCACTGCCTGGCCCCAGGCTTGCGAGGCTCAGGGCTGGGACCGGAATAACCGCGCCTTGCGACTCAGGGTGCTTTCGATCGCCCTGGGACGCGATATTGAGTCCGCCTCGGAGATGATGCCCGTGCCGATTTTGACCGCGTTAAGGCCTATTTGGGCTTCGCAGCGGACGATCTGGCGCAAACCATCGAGAGTGACCACCCGGAAATGGGTTCCGCCCGGCGGAAGCGTCAATGCATCCTGGACCTTGTCAAGGTGTCTCAAGTTGTATCACCCGAATCCGCACGGCTATTTGCAGACGATCATTTTCGCGAAATTCGGCAACAAGGCCCAGGTGGTGGAATTGGATTGCCTGACGGATGATCCGATCATTGACAGCACCGGCAAGGTGCATCCGTCCGAGTTGGATCAGGTCCTCTGGGCCATGTCCCGCGGCGTCCACAACAAGCGCAAGGCCGCGCATCATAGCTTGCATGAAATGTACACGGCAGCGCAATTACCATGCGCCTGTGCCTTTTGCCGCAAGCAACAATCCGCCGTCGTTCAGGAATCCGCCGTCAACCCATTTTGATTATGCCGTATTTGCTTGAGCTTGATTCGGGGAGTTACATTTTGCCGGAAGATGAAAATATTAACTCCCTGCTGAAGACCCTGAAAAAAGCAAAGCGGGTCCGCTGGGATTACGGCGTGCGGGAGGTGAGAGGCAAGCGATTCTACCGCATCGATGACGATATTCCTCACACTATTCAAGTCTCTATTATTGACAAGAGTCAGATTTTGGAACCCAAAAAACCGAAGCAAATCGCGCAAAAAGTCAGCCCGGATTGCAACGGCGAAATGTTCCCTGAAGGAGATTGATCATGGAATGGCTCTACAAACGCTCAGGATCACGATTTACGCCGCTGGAAGTCATCCAGCGCTATACGGTCATTGATGCCGTGAAGGTTCGATTTTACGGCGTTCCCACCATCATGAGCACCAATGAATTATTGACAGAGGAGCAAGTAAATCCATTGTTTGCGGAGCTCAAACGGAAGCGGACCGAGCGCCGCAAGGAATGGCTTCGCTTGCGCGTCTGGCGTCGCCAATCCGCAATCCGTCTGGCACTCAAGGCGGGCATCACCACGTCCCAGGCGCTGGCCCGGGAACTCGGCATCACACGTCGGAGCGCGGCTCAGAGACTCCGATGGACGCGGGAAAACATGCGAGTCATGGAATCCCAGTCACCCCCGCAATCGTCTACAATCGACGTATAGACACACATGAGGCCATCCCCTGGTAACCAGCTAGCTTTCGTTTTCGGCGCGCCCACGATCGTGCCACAAGGGGATGGCTCAGTCCTGGTGAGACCGGGGAAGCCGCTGACCTGGCTGACTCCGAATCAATTGGCTGCTCAATTCCGGGTCCACCGGCAAAGCATCTACCGGTGGAGAGATGAAGGCTTGATCCCGGAGCATCTCATGCGCTTTGCCGGCAAGCGCAAACTCCAGATCAGCGCTGAGGTTGTCCCACTTCTGGAGGCCCATTTCCGCCGCATCCGGGAATGAGAAAGCCCCGCCGAAGCGGGGCTTTGTGTTGCGCGGAAATTTTTTACCAACGATTTTTTAAAGTTTCAACGGGGCCGCGCAACACCCATAGACTACCTCTATCGTCTCACGAGTCAACACCCGAGGCATGTTTTTTTGCGCGCATCCAACTCGCGATGGCGCGCAATGTAATTGTGCTGGGCCAGTTTTTCCCGTCCAGCCAGCGCCGTACGGATCGATCCGAGACTCTGATGTCGCGTGCCAGGCGCCGGATGCTGATCGATCCGGCGCGGTAGGATTGGGTCACCAGAGTGTGGAGCTCTGCCAGGGTGTTCTCGCGCAGTCTCCCGGCTGATATGTTGACACGCACTCCCTTGCGCCGGGAGTGAGTCAGCGCCAGAGCATCCGTCTTGGCGCTGGTTTTGGCGCGTCCACCGGCGCGCGAGGCGTCTCGACTCGGCGCATGATGGGCGCTCATGCTGGCTCCTCCATGAGCTCCAGGAGCCGGAGCAAGACGTCCGCCGATGGAACATTGCGTCCCTGCTCCCAGTTCTGGAGCGTCCTCACAGAGACGCCCAGCACCCTTGCAGCTTGGCTCTGGGAGAGACCCTTGCGGTTACGCCATGACTTGAGTTTTTTGCGCGTTTTCATCGTTATGCGTAACGAAATGCTGAATTTTTACTGATTTCATCATCGACTTCAATTTCCATATTTTTCCTTTCATTGCTCCCCTCTTGCGAGGGGAGCGGTTTCGTCTTGAATTTCTGCGTCGGCCCAAGTCGGCTCAATTCCGTCTTGGTCCGGACCGAGATATGTACCGTCTGACCGAAAATAATCGCTCACATTGTAGCCTGGTATTTCGTTCTTCCCATTACTCCACCCTGACGGCTCAACGAGGATTGAGCTTCCGTGATGAAGTGTCACTCCATCACGCTCAGCAATGCGGAGTGCGTGCGGACCAGTAATGCGGTAGTACATTTTTTTTTCTTTCATTTGCTCCCCTCGCGAGAGGGGGAGATGGGTAAAATCTAGTCCCAGTCAATCATGGTGTTTGGGGAAACGCCGATTTTTTTGCAATCGCCCGAAGATAAAATGTCTCCGGCCAAAAAACTGTCGTATTGCTTTCTCCCCTTTAGTTTTCTTTTGTCCACTTGGACCGGTCCAAGTGGACAACTGGTGGCATGGTCCTGGATGCGGATGCTCACTTTGTTATCCGACTCCCAGAGGCGATTGTGGGCGTCAACCTCCTCTTGCGTACGGTACACCAGAGGGAAACCTACCGTGCTGTCCGAGCAGTGCCGGCATCCCAGCCAGAGGGCTTTTTGCTCCCCCGCCGATCCGGGAATCGCCCGTGATCGCAACCCGTCCCCTCCGCAGTCACAACGCGACTGCTGGGTTTCCCACGCGTCGATTGCGGCATCTCCGGTGAGCATTTCTCCATCCGGCGAAATAAATGTTGTGATTTTTTTCATAGTGTTTTTTTATTTGCTCCCCTCTTGCGAGGGGAGCGGGTGAAAAAGCTAGTCTACAACGAGTGTCCATGAATCAGACAGCGTCGAGGTGTAGATGCGCGCGTCTGAGTAGTGTCCTTGCCCTTGCGCCTTGCATCCCCGCTGGTCGGCGGCCAGACTACGCTGGGCCGCGGACAATGTCCGATGCTCGCTGACTAGTCCTCGGACATTGCCGAAGACGATATATTTTGCGTTGCTTGTCACTTGGAGATTTTCAATCATGGCTTTCATTTTTTTCTTTATTTCAGGGGGGCGTCATTGCTCCCTCGTTATGAATGCACTATACGCACAATCGCGTATAGTGCAAGCGAAAAATGAAAAAAAGTGAAAATATTTTTTGGGGCTTTGAAAATCAACGGGTTGCACACTCCGTCAGCATCATATTCTAGGGGCGCAACAATAGCATACTTGAGCATCACCTTGCTTTTCCATGCGATTCTCCTTCTGCTGCATTGCCGGTATATACTTTGAACAGGTATTTGCAACGTAAGCAACATTGTCAACGTAAACGCTGTTACGTTGTGGTGCAATGGGTGCAGAATGCACCCGCAATGAACGAAGGCAACGATGCAAAGCAAACGCTTCCCGCTTCAGCGGGAAATGAACAGTCAAATACTTTGGAGCCCGGCGGCTCAACTCCCGCGTTGAACGTTGCCTCGTTGTCGCGGGAAGGCTCCGGGCTTCTCTCCGTTCTTGACGGACGCAAGACGTACAGCCTGGCTGTTGTGGCTGGGGTGTTGCTCTTCGGGTCGTGGCAACATTGGTGGGTGATCCCGGCCGATGTCTACCGCGCTCTGGAGTTGCTCATGCTTGTGTGCATCCGGCACGGTGTCAACAGAATCAAAACCCCATGAAAAAACTCATTAAACAGAAATTCATCCTCGCACTGGCCGCGGCGGCCCTGATTTCAACCGCCTGCAATACCACGCAATTTTCGAAGCGCGAAACATCTGACAACAAGACCAATGTCGTGAGCATCGTCAATTCCCGCTGGTTCTGGAATAACGAAGGCTACACGGTCCAGTTGTCAAATGATACAGCCAGTATCACGGCGGCAAAATCCGGCACGGATAACGCCACCATCCAGGCAATCGTTGCGGGCGCGGTTCAAGGCGCGGTTCAAGGCGCGGTTCCGGGCGCGGCATCCGTCGCAAAATGATTATTGACACTATGTTTCCGCAAATCGTTAGAATCGGCAATCCCACTTTTCCGACACGCCCGGGGCCGGGTTGGATTGGATTCACGCGGATGCCTGGTATAGTCTCGAATGCCATCGCCTACGGCGAGCGGCGCGTCCAGGAACATCCTTACCACGATTTGCCGATCGTTACACATGTCCTCGTGGTGGAGTCGAAAACCACGTGCATTGAGGCTTTGGGTGAGTCCGGTGTGACTCGATCGGACTTGTCAAAGTATACAGCCAATTCCCGGGCGCGCATTTTCTTTCGCCGTCCGAAATGGCTCAATGACAATTATGCCGCGGCAATTGTTCAGGCCGCGCAATCCAAGTTGGGATGTCCCTACGATCGCGGCTTGATCGTCTCAGAGTTGATGGCGGATACGTTCCTTGGCCGATGGGCTAACAAGGTCTTCCACCAGTGGCCGCATCAAATCATTGCCAAGCTCCTAGGCGAGCGAAGCGAATTCATTTGCTCCGAACTCGCAGCTTACGCTCTGGTTGTCGGCTCTGTTACAGGATTGCCGGAAAGCATCCTGGATCAACCGTTGGACACCATTGATCCTCAGGACTTGTTCTCGGATGAGACTATTTTTGATCCTTTTATTATCGACGCTTCGTATACCCAAAACGCACCCGGCGGCGCTGCACCTGGTTGTGCAACCACAGCGACCGCGACACCGGATCCCGCGCAGGCCCCGGTGAGTGGTAGTGACAGCGCAACAGGGAGCCGTGAATGAAGCCTGCCGGGCGCGGGGTTCTTGGGGTTCCCCGCGCCCGTAATATTTGACACATATTATGGAAGCATCAAACATCACAGCAACACAATTGGGCATTTTTATGGGATGCCTGGCCGCGCTCTTCATCATCGCAAATCAGGGGTGGGAACTCATCGGGCGATTCCGCCAGAAACCGGATGCGCGGGACGTGCAGCAAGAGGCGATGAAATCTTTTGCGACCAAGGAGGAATTGGATCGCATCGAGGGGATGTTCGAGAAAAAATTTGACGATGCCAACGGCGTCCGTCGCCGGATGCATGAACAGATTGACGATCTGTCAAAGCAAATGTCCGGGATGCAATCGTCCATGATTTCCCTGGCAAAGCAGATTGAGGTCCTGGACGCAAAGCTGACAAGTTTACTTTTGAAGCAAAAATGAATCCGACAAAACTCTTTATTTTGCGCGCCCTCAAGGCCGCCAATGGCACGCCGATTCCCGAGTCTGTTCTCACGCGGGCCGCACGCGATGCCGTCTTCCCTCAGCCTCTCAAGAGCCAGGTGGACGATGCCCGCGAGGAATTGTCCAATGACAATTACATCCTCGGGATCAAGGACGATGTCGCCGGTGAAACGGTCTGGTCATTGACAGGCAAGGGACGCAATCGCGCCCAGGAACTCTGACATGAAGGACCGCCCATCAAAGCTGGATGCATTCGCCGAGCAACTTGAACAATGGTTCGAGCTGGAGCACATGACGCTTGCGGAAGCGGGGGCGCGGCTTCATGACGCGGGTTGCGATGTCTCGCTTTCGCGTCTGTCAAAGTGGTGGATGCGTCGCCAGGGCGAATTAATCCAGGATCGAATCCTGGAGCGGATTGCCACCGGCGCTCAGCAATGCCAGGAGGTAGAGAAGCAACTGGCTGAGACTCCGGCCCCGGAGTTGGACACGCTGATCAAGTTGCATCGCGTGTTGATCTTTCGTCTCTCGACGGAAGCGAATGCCAATCCTGAGCTCCTGGAGCTCGTAGATCGGCTTATGAAGCCCGTCCTGGGATATTACAAGCTTGAGGACAAACGACGCGAAACCAGCCTTGCAGAGCGCAAATATCGCGATGCTGTGGCGGAGAAGAAGGCAGTCATTGAGCGTGAATTGGAGCGTGCGAAGACAACCGGCGGTATCAGTGCGGAAACCTTAACCAAGATCGAGGCGGAACTGAAATTGTTGTGAAGCTCGGCGACGAAACATATTTTCTCCCCTATCAGCGGGAATGGATTCTTGACACGTCCAAAATGAGGATCGTCGAGAAGTCCCGCCAGATTGGGTTGAGTTACGCCGATTCTTACGACTCTGTGCGCAAGGCTGCAATCACCGGCGGCAAGGATGTCTGGGTCATGTCCCGCGATGAGGTTCAGGCAAAGCAGTATATACTATACTGCAAGCGCTGGGCCATGATTATGAAGTATGCGGCCGAGGATTTGGGCGAGCAGGTCCTGAGCATCGATGGCGGCAAGTCCATCTCAGTGCAAGTGCTCAAGTTCGCGTCCGGCGCCTGTATTTATGCCCTGACCTCGAACCCGGACGCAATCGTCGGCAAGACGGGTCATGTCAAGCTGGATGAGTTCGCCATCCACAAGGATCAGCGGGATCTGTATAAGTATGCGAAACCGGTCATTCAGTGGGGTGGCACTCTGTCAATCATTTCGACGCATCGCGGGATTGGGACGGTCTTCAACCAGATCATCCAGGACATCAAGCATCGTGGCAATCCGATGGGCTGGTCATTGCATACCATCCCCGTCCAAAAAGCCGTTGAGGACGGCATTGTGGAGCGAATCAATGCCGTTACCGGAGGACACGAGTCCCGTGAAGCCTGGTTGGCGCGTCAACGCGCCGAATGTTTGGACGAGGAGCAATGGCTCCAGGAGTATTGCTGCCAGCCCGCCGACGAGGCCAGCGCATTCATCACTTATGACCTGCTTCAGGCGTGCGCGGCGGATGCGCCGCTTTTGACTCTGGATGACCTTGCGAAGTGTGAGGGGTCTTTGTATGCGGGCGTGGATATTGGACGCCGTACAGACCTGTTTGTGCTCGATGTCGGCGAACTCCTGGGGGATGTCATGCATGACCGGTATCGGTTGGAACTCAAGGGAAAGACTTTTGCCGAAATGAATTTCGAGCTCGAAAGAGTGTTGCGTCTGCCCCGCTTGCGCCGGATGTGCATGGATGCAACCGGACTGGGGATGCAACTGGCCGAGGAGGCGCGCACGAAGTTTGGCGCAAAAGTTGAACCGGTCACCTTCACCGCGTCTGTCAAGGAGAGCCTGGCTTATCCGCTCAAGCAGGCATTCGAGGATCGCAAGTTGCGCATCACTCGGGATGACAAGCTTTGGGCGGACATTCACGGCATCCGCAAGGAGACAACCAGTGCTGGCAATATTCGTTTTGCCGGGGACGCTGAGGATAGTCACTGCGACCGGTTCTGGTCCCTGGCATTGCGACAACATGCCGCCACCCGCAAATCTCAATTTGGTTCGTACCTTATTTGACAGATATTGTTGACAGTGAAAACAAATGCGAAAAAAACACTTGGTTCCTTGTTCGCCGGCATCGGCGGGTTCGATCTTGGGTTCGAGCGCGCCGGATGGGAAACAAAATGGCAGGTCGAACTCAACCCCGTCAATCGGGCTGTCCTTGCCGATCGATTTCCGACCTCGAAACGGTTCGAGGACGTCCGCCAATGCGGCGCGAAAAATCTCGAACACGTCGATTGCATCACCGCCGGATTCCCGTGCCAGGACATCAGCACCGCCGGGCGCTGCAAACTTGACAAGGATTCCCACGGCCTTAACGGAGCGCGGTCCGGTCTCTTTTTCGAGGCCCTGCGCATCGCCCGGGAAGTACAACCCACTTGGCTGGTGCTTGAGAATGTCGCGGCCCTGCTCGCTAGCAATGATTGCGAGGACATTGAGCGAGTCGTCACTGGCCTTGCCGAGTGCGGGTATCTGGGATTCTTCCGGGTGCTTAATGCTCAACATTTCGGAGTCCCCCAGGCACGCCGTCGAATTTTCCTGGTTGCGGGTCTTGGACGTTACCCCGCATTTGACTACCTGGCTGATGCTGCGGCAATGGAGTCAATACCTTGCTCGCTTGAGCCGTTCGAAGTCGCACGCGACCCGAATTCCTTCGTTGACCATACTCTATGTGCGACAAATGCCGCGTGTCAAATTGGTCTGGGGCACGAAGTTCTCGTCGCTCACGCGGACGGATGGAGTCAGATGGTTGAGCGGGAACGAGAGATTAGCCTACATGGGATTCCCTCGGGACTGGATGAGCTCAACCTTGCGGAGGCTTACGCGGCAGGGAATGCCGTTGTCCCGGCGGTAGCCCAGTGGATCGCCGAAAAACTCGCGAAATCATGACAAAACATTTCAAAATTCAAATTTCGTTTCTGGCGCGCCAACGTGGCTTTTGGGGTGATCATAGGGTTTCGCAATCAAAATTCGTCCCGCGCGAGTTTAAACGGGTTTTAAACGGGTTTGTGTGTTTTGTCTGGAACGGCTCTAAAACAAAAATTGGAGGGATCGCAAATGTCTAAATCCTTTCCAGGTGCCTCATTGGCTAGTCAGGGGCTTTCACTTCCCCCGATTCGCGCCCCATTTAGTAATATGGTGCAGAAGGACGGGGAGACCACGAATGGAGTCCCCGCATTCTGGTTTGCCCGCGCCATTGAGACGGGCTCCCAGGAGGCTTTATACGAGCCGTATAAGGATTCTCCATGGGTTCAGCGGGCAATCAAGAAAATTTCCGGCCCGATCAGCGCCGTCGAGGTTGAGTTCCTCTCCTCAGCCACTTCTCCCGTTCGGCGCGGTCGAGGCCGTTCACTTTACACGGTTCGCGGACTTCGCGCCGACGCTCAAGAGGTGGACTTGCCGCAAGTGCGTGCCTGGCTTCGTGAGCCGATGCGCGGCATGACCTGGTCCGATTTCGTCGAGGCGTCGATCGGCTGGCTCAAGCTCCAGGAGTGCTTCTGGATTTTGAGCGACGAAATGCTGGTCCCGTTCCCGGAGGCCAGCAAGCGGCCGTTGCCGCCCATTATCATTGCGCGGCCGGATCGGATGCGTCATGTAGTGGAGAATGGAGAGTTGACCGGTTGGAGCTATACAGACGCTTCGGGCAAGTCCTGGGCGCTGTTACCGGACCAGGTGATTCAGTTGCGGTTCTGGAATCCCTATGATCCATTCCGCGGCCTGGGAGAGTATTACAGCGCTCGAATCGCGGCCGAGTCGGACTGGCTCGCGGGCAAGTTCACCCGCAACCTGATGAGCAACAATGGGGACACGGGACCGTACATCGTCGCGAAGAATGGCATCCCGACCGATGGCCAGCGCGAGCAGATATTGACAGACTTGCGCGCCAAGCGCGCCGCACAGTTGCGCGGGAATTTCCAGCCAATATTTTTGACTGGCGATGTCTCGATTGAGGATCCCCAGATTCGTTCGGTCGATGCCGCATTCCTGGGGAACCGGTTGGAGAATCGTCATGAGATTGCCATGGCATTTGGTGTCCCCCCGTCGATGTTCGATGTCAAGGCGGCCTATTCCATCGGCTCGGCATCAGATTATTTCCAGCTCATTATGGACACGTGCATTCCGGCCGGCAACAAGCTTTGTTCCGCGCTGGAGGTGTTGATCCAGCGGGCAACGGGCAAGATGGTTAAGGTGGCCTTGAATTGGGATGAACACCCGGTCATGCAAGAAGTGCGCAAGGAACGGCTCGCTTCTGTTGACACGTTGGCGAATCGGGGAATGCCGATCCATGACATCAGTGATTACCTGGGGTTGGGCTTGCCGCGATTTGATGGCGATGACATTGGCTACTTGCCGATGGGTGTGGCTCCGGTGTCCGATATGACCGAACCCGCGCCGGAGCCGACCACGTCCCTGGATTACTCTGAGACGGTACCGGACGGTGATGAAGCGGATCCAGCGGAAGACATCAAGAAAGCTTTCCAATTGCGCGCCACTCGCTCGCCAAACGCGAAGTTGTGGGAATCCCACATGCGACGCCGGGCACCATTCGTGAGACTCTACGAGCGAAAATTCAGCAAGGCTTTGATGGCGCTGCGTGTGGAAGTCCTTCGCAAGCTGGCAAAGCTGGGTGAGAGTCTGGGACGCAGCGTGCAATGCCGCGCTCCCATTACTGACATATTATTTGACAAGCTTTCGTTCGGTGAAGTCCTGCAAGCGGCTTTCAAACCCGTCGCAGAAGCGGCGATGGCAAACGGGGCATCGCAACTCCTGGAGGAAATCGGCGCGGATAATCCCTGGACGATGCCGCAAGCCGAGGTGCTTCAGTTTGTCAAGTCGCGTGAGAACCGAATCTCCGGCATCTCGGATTCGGTCTGGGACAAGCTCAAGGGCTCCCTAGAATCGGGGTTTGAAGCGGGCAAGAACACGAACGAGATTGCGGATGATTTGCGCGCCGAATTCAACGCGTTGTCAAAGTATGAAGCCCGGCGCATCGCAATGACGGAAACCGGAGCCGCATTCAATTTCTCCCGTGACGCCGCAATGCGCGGCGCGGGCGTCCAGTACAAAAAATGGCTCAGTAGTCACGGACCCAATGTCCGACCTGCCCATGAGGCCGCTGAGGCCGCTTACGCGGCAAATCCCATCCCCATTACCGAGCCGTTCATTGTCGGCGGGGAAGAACTCATGTTCCCCGGCGATGAAAATGGATCCGCCGGGAATGTCATCAACTGCGAGTGCATCAGCCTGGCTGTTGCCCCACCGAAAAAACCAAAGGAATAACATGAATATCCGCTCACTGCGAAAGAATCTCCCCTCAGGGTCCACGGCCGCAAATGAAGGCCGCTCCCGCATGATCAGTGTCACGATCCCTGAGAAGGGACTCGATGGCAAGGTCCGTGATCGTCAATTCCGCGTGGACCGGGATTCGGGATGGACCGGAAAGAATATGGCCGCGTATTTGCAGTCCAAAGTGGCTGCCATCACGATTCGATAACAAACCCTATGACTACCCTCCGACGAACAATTTACCCCGAGATTCGCGTCCTGGACGCAAAGGCGGGCATCGTGGAATACGTCGCCTCCGATCAGACTCTTGACAGTTACAACGAGGTGATTATGGCCAATGGCTGGCGATTTGATCAGTTCAGCAAAAACGCTCCGTTTGTTGACAGTCACAATTACGATTCCATTTCGTGCTGCCTGGGCAAGGTGCTCGATTACAAAGTGGAAGGCGACAAGCTGGTTGAGACTGTCTCCTGGGCAATCAACGTCATGCCGGATCCCACGCTCGCGGATTGGGGTTTCCGCATGACTCAGGCCGGATTTCTCAAGGCTGTCTCTGTCGGCTTCATGCCGACGCGCATGGTCAGCAAGTGGGACAATGATCCCACCGGCTGGCAAGAGGCGCTCAAGAAGTTGAACATGCACGAAGAGGATGGCGTGCGTTGCGTATATATTGAGCAACAACAAAAAGAACTTTCCGCGTGTGTCATTGGGGCGAACCCCAATGCGCTCGCCAAGGCTTTCAAGGCCGGTGTCCTGTCGGATACCGACCTCGAAAAAATGTCCCTGGAATTCGCCAGGCGCGAAACCGCCCAATCGGCTGTGAATCCCGTCGATGCCGAGCGGGCCCAACGACGGGCGCGAACGGCGTTTCTGATTGGACTCAAAACGATAGTCAGTCACTTATAACTTATGGCTTCTCAAATGCTCATGACAGATGAAGAATTCCAACAACGCGTCATCAGCGATGTTGGCTCCATCTCCAACGAAATGAAGACTTTCAAGTCTTCCCAACAACAAATTCTCGATGATCTGGACCGCTCTGACAAGGAGGTGAAACGGGCAATGGAGGAATTGACCCTTGTCAAGAACCACTTCAACGAGCAGTCGATCCTGCTGCAGAAGATGCAGAAGGTGCAGCAGGCTGTGGCATTGAATGCCAGGAGCTCGTTCCGTAACCCCATTGAACGGGCTTTGCAGGACGATGAGACCCGCGCATTCCTCAATGCGGCCGCACGCGCTGCCGCGTTTCCCCAGGAGGTCCACCGGCTGCCCGCCGAATGGCGCAAGCTCCTGGAGGAAGCCACGGCGCATCACAAGTCGATGACCGGCGTGGATTCTTCGCTCGGCCAGGCGACGGTTCCGCAGTCCACCTTCAACCAGATTTACGACACGCTCCTGGAATATGGGGACTGGTCGAGTCTGGGCGTGCAACGGGTGGGAATGCGAACCACGGTTCTCCCTGTTGCGACAAGCCGTCCGAACTTCTATTGGATCGGCAGCGGCACCGGCGGAGCGGGTGAAACCGCGGCAATCACCGCAAGCGACCTGGGCGGCAGTTCAGTCACCTTGATCATCCAGACGATCGCGGCTTACTTGACAGTTGCCCGCGAGTTGCTCGCGGATTCCACGGTCGACCTGGCTCCGTACATCCTCCAGCAGATGGTGCAGTCGGTGGCCTTTGGCATGGATACGGCCGCGTTCACCTCAACCGGTGCGGCGGATCAAACCAATGCGGGATACGTCGGCATTTTCAATGCCGCAACGGCAAACACGAACCTCGCGGCCATCGCGTCGGCTGGCAATACGACAGTTGACAAGCTCCAGTTGGAGGATTTCATCAACGTCCTTCTCACGGTCAATCCGATCGTCCTGAAGCGCCAGGCCTGCTGGTGGATTCATCAGCAGATCGTTGCGCTGATGGCTTTGATCCGCGACAAGAACGGCCGTCCGATCTTCCAAACCTGGCAGGAGGTGCCCACGCCTGGAGCCATCGGTTCGATCCTCGGTTACCCCGTCCATCTGACGGCCGTGGCTCCGTCCACGAACTCCGCGGGTTATCCCGTCGCGGCTTTTGGTGATCCCGATGGCATGGCCATCGGCATCCGATCCGACCTGGAACTGGCCACAAGCGACGACATCAAATTCGCCGAAAACATGCGCGCATTCCGCGCAATGATGCGTGCGGGTGTGAAGATCAAGACGCTCGCAAACTCGACAACCCTGAAGCCGCTGGCGGTCCTGACAACCGCGGCACAGTAAACAAAATTCCCAATCGTTGGAAATTTTATTGACATAAAATCAACTCAAAATCGTATGGCAAAAGATAAAGAAAAGGAACAAACGGACACGACACCGGTGATCGGTGATCGCGTCACTCCGAAGACTCCGGGCAAGGTGCGCGTGCGCGCTCTCGAAACCGTGACGGTCAACGGCAAAAAATTCGAGAAGGATCAGGAAGGTGATGTCACACCCCACGAACACGCCGCGCTGGCGCGGTATTTCGTCAAGGTGGTCACCTGCCTGCTCCTTCTGCTCGGCCTGGCATTTGGTGTCCAGGCGCAAACCTACTCGCCGTATTTCGTGAATAACGCACTGACCGGGACCAATCTGGCCAGCCTCAACGGAGTGTCCTCCACAAACACGTATTGCGCGCCGACCACGACGAACAGTTACTTGTGGAAGATCAACTTGACACGCTATGACCGCGCCTGGTTCCAGTTCGGTTTCACGCCGACTGGCGCGGGTGTAACAAACGTTGTGCTCAATTTCGACGCCTCGGGTAATGGCACGAATTGGGTGACCAATTACTGGTCCTGGACGGTCAGCGGCGCGGGTTACACCACGAGTCAACAGGCTGGTTTTGGTACTAACCTGACGGTGGATTCCATCGGCTGGTTGCGGCTCAATACCATCGCCAATACCAACTCTGGCGGGATTACCAACTATTACCTGCTGGCTGCTCCAAAGCCGATCCGAAGCGGCTCTTAAACCCATAAATTACCGGCCATTCCGGGAGGTGACTAACCGGGATGGTCTCAAAAAATGAACGCCGGATTCTCCAATCTCGCAACGCTTCGCCAGACGCTCCTCCCGCGCACGATGAGCGGTGACATGTCCTTTGATCCGCACATTCTGTCAATCGGACTCGGGATGGCTGGATTATTTGACAGTATTTGCAATCGCCGGTTTGCGTACGCGGAGAACACGCAGCATGTGTTCACCGGGGATCGACCCCATTATTACCTCCGTAATTTTCCGGTTGTCAGCGTCGCCAGAGTGGAGATGCGCTATTTTCTCGCGGATGCCTGGGCTGACATTACCGGCCAGCCAATCTCCTGGAACCCGGAGACGGGTCTCTTGCATTTTGGCTACACACTGGGCCGCAATCCGCTTCAGGTGCGTGTGACCTGGACGGGTGGGTATTGGTGGCCCACGCTGGAACCGAGTGATCCTGGAGCCCCTGGGACGCTGCCAGCGGCCGTTCAAAATTCCGGTGCCCTCGGAATGTCGGAATATTTGCTCCCGGATGTCATCAAGCAAGCCTGGCTTCTCCAGTGTCAATATGTCTGGGCAAACCGCGACAAGCTTGGATACGGGCTTGTGGATGAGGCTGGAAAAGCTGAAAAACTCAGCACGTTGGAAGTCGTTCCATTGGTCAGGACAATGATCGAGCCCTACCGGAGGTATCAGTTGACATGAAGAAAACAATCACATTCACATTGACGCCAGAAGCTCAAAATCTCCTGAGCCAGACAAAGACGGTCGAGGCTCGCGTCCTGCAGGCCATTGGCAAGGCCATGGATTACGAGAATGCGTTGACAGTGTCGCATATCCAGGAGGCTTACCTGAGCTTCCCACGTGGCGGCCAGGCATCACCGATCGGCTTGCGGGTGCAAACAAACTCACTGAGACGGAGTTTACGATGGGCCCCGGCGGTGGTTGTTGGTCAGCGCGTGCGCAGTTCGATCGGTAACAATGTTACCAGCAAGGGTGTCAATTATGCTGCGGTCCACGAGTTCGGAGCCCATATTCCGGCGCATACGGTAAGAGCTGATAATGCCCGGGCGCTTCATTTTTTTGTCGGCGGCAATGAAGTCTTTGCCAAGTCCGCGAAGATTCCCGCCATCACGCTTCCCGCCCGCTCTCCGATCCGGCGCGGCATCAATGATCGGATCAGCGATTATTCGGCCAGCATCAGCGCGGCCATTGTAGAGGTGTTATGACCAGCAATGATATTATTGACAAGTTGCCCGGCGAATTGAAAGCCATCCTGGAATCGGATGCCTACTTCATTGACATTCCAGTTATTGTCTATGAGGACCAAAATCTCGGATCGGCCGTAGAGCGGCTTGATGCGGTGATGACCACGAAGAACGGCAAGCGCGGGATCGCCGTCCTGGTGCTGCAAATGGAAGCGGATGACGATTACCCGGAGGTTGTGTTTGGCCCGATGACGATGCGTCCGGCAATCCAGGTGCTGGAGAATTTGCAACTCAATCGCGGCGCCGGTGGCACGATGAAAACGGCACGCAGTGTGGCGCGTCGGATTCGGGACCTGGTGAAGTCCTGCTCGCTGGTTGGCCTTGCAAGCGACTTTTCCCCGGACACCCCATGCATACAGCCCGTGGCACTTGACAAGTCTCTGGCCTACGTCCGGGCGCTCCAGGTGGGCTTTGTGTGCGAGGAGGCGGACTTCGCGGGACCGAACCAGGTGGACACGCCGGAGTTTGCCGATGCGGGTGAGGTAACCCCGAAAATCGCCATCACTTGTGGCACTGCGGGTGCCACGATTTACTACACCACCGACGACTCTTTTCCTGAGCCGCCGGCGGTCAACCCAAAAACAACCTCCCGTATTTTTACGGGGTCTATTGTCATTCCCCAGGCGGGAATGACCTTGCGAGCGCGCGCCTACGCTCCGGGCCAGATCGCAAGTCGAGTTAATCGGGGCAAAATCTCCTACACAACCAACTAATTTATGGCCGGTACAGCTCCTTTTACACTTTCCAACCCCACACGCGGTGGCGCGATTTGCACCATCAACGGAACCACTCTTTGGCTCCGCGATGTCTTCAACGTCAACAACTCTCCGGTGTGGCAACCGGAGGGAACCGAAGTTGACGGCTCTATTGACAAGGCTAAGCATGACCTGGTGATCAAGAATGTTGCTATTTGCTATGGCCGGTTCTCGGATATTGCGGCCTTATTCCCGGCTTACGCGCTCAATCCGGTCGTTGGGACCAACATCTTTGCCACTGACAATCCGTTTGTGGTCCGCGCTCTCAACGGGGATCGCATCACGTTCGGCAACTCCCAAATCACTAAACTGTTTGACTTGTTTTTGGGGGTCGATGAGGAATTTTTCGCGTCTGCGATTGAAATCACCTCGATTATTCGCGGCGGTTATCTCCCCACGGATGCGGGCGCCTATTTTGTCCGTGACACAACCGCTGCGAGCGGGTCTGCCTTTGTCTCTACAGGTCGTTTGAAGGCGCGCTGGCAGGCATCCTGGAGCGGAAAAACAGGGTTCTCAACATTCATTGGCAAGAAGGGATTCCATCTCGGCTGGATGCTTGACGTGAAGCCGGACACAACCGACGGCTACGGAACCACGGGAATGTACATCGGCAAGGAGGGAATGATTGCCGCGCTGAAATGCATCCCCATTGGTCCCACGTTGCCCCAGGTGGACACGGCGCAGGCCATTGCGGCTGATCTGGGGGCCCTGCTGAGTGCATCGGCAGCGGACATCACGTTGACAAGCGGATCTAACAGCATCGGCCTGAAGCAGGCGGGAATCGTCTCCGCCAGCACGGCTTTCGGGATCGTGCCGCTTCGCCAGGGAGAGGTCACTTGGGAGACGACGCGTGGATTCAGCGCCGGCGCGCCGGTTGCTGTCGCCACAATGTCGGCAGCGGCGGATGTTCAACCTTGATATATATTGGCATTTTTATGCAAAACGAAATCAAACAAATCGATGCGTTGATTGAGTCCTTGACAACCACTGTTGACGACTCCAACGGAACACGGCCGCACTTGAGAAGCGCCCTGGGCGCGCTCACGCTGGCCAGGGAACAACTGGAAGCGGACGCCGCGTATGAAGCGGCGGCCGCAAAACAAACGACCTCACAAGCCAAGTGAAGATCGTCCTCGGAGCAACTACTCTGGCCGACATTACCGCGACGCCGCGTTCATTCGCGACGTTCGCGGCAATGGGGCTGGAAGGCGACATCCAGGAGGAGAAGCTGTACGAGGCCGCTGCCGAATGGATCAAGCCTCGTGGCAATGTCAATGGATTGGTGACTTTCTCGGTTGCCTGCTCTTATGCCACCGTGGACGCGGCCATTGACGCGCTCAAGGCGCATTTGGCTCTAGTGAATACGCAAGCAAGCCTCGTGATCACCCCACGCCCTGGCGGCCATTCTCTGACGTTTGCGGGGGCAATTGTCAAGAGTGTGGAACGCGAGGAATGGGGTGGAGTCCGCATTAAAGTCCGCTTTAACGTCCGTGTAACCACTCTCGCATGAAGATATTTTCCGCTCTGATTCTCGCCTTGGTTCTTTTGATTCCCGGGGCTAATGCCACAACCTCAGTCCGTTTCGGGCTCCGATACTTTACAGGTTCGAGCCTGTCCAGGACAATCAACCTGGTCCCAAATAACCCTGTCATCACGGATGCTACGAATTTCTGGACCGGTGGAAGCATCTCGATCCCGACGACGAATGGCGAGGCCATGGCAACCCTGGAGGCCAATGACTATACCATGTCACTAGAGGGATTGTCTGATAGCTGGTTGCTCCAAGTCTATGAGACGAATGGGACCGTGAATGCGGCCGCGCTTTGTCCCAGCATTCCGATGACTACCTATAGTGGATTGGATTTGACGGCGTTGATTGCCACGTTCAATTCATTTGCAGCGCAAACGAACGTGGACGCCTCTCTGGCCGCGCTTTCGAACGCGGTGATTGCGGTCATAGCGACCGCAAGTAATAATGCCGTGGCAACGGCCGTAAGCACAAGCACGGTCAACCTGAATCAAGCCCTGACATCGTATGCAACGGTGACCTCTCTGCTTAGCGCTTACGGAGCCTCTGTCAATTACGCGAACACAAACGTGACGATGGCGACAGTCCTGGGATGGGCATTGGGACCAACCTTGGAAATGTCCACTTCGCCCTACACCAATGGCACGGTTCAGGCCGTCTCTGTAACCTGGCCGGATGGTGTCAGCGGGGTGTTTACGCCGACCCTGGATACCACATGGGGAGCCATCAATGGCTACAGCATCACCCGAGGTCGTTACACGTTCACGCAACCAATTTTCGCCCGGGACGAAAATGGAAACCCAATCAACATTCCCGCAATGACCATCACAACCAACAATTGACTCTTATGCGTCTCACCCTGATTCTTGCCCTGATTGCCGCAACAAATGTTCACGCCGGCATTCTCGATGTCCCGCCCGTGCCACGCGGGACGATTACAAACATTGCTGTGTCAATTTCGACCAATTATTATGCACTTGCGACAAACGCTGCTGCAATCACAGCAAGCAACATCGCAGCAAAAAGTGTTACGTCATCATTGGTGTCAAGCAATACATACCAGACCACTACGAATTTGACCGCATTCAACATGAATTCGTGGATTGTGAATTCAAATGGGGTGTGGTCGATGTGCATTTCCAATGTAGATGCTTCTCACACTTTTGGGCTTTATTGGGACTCAAGTTACGCTTACTCGGCCTACTTTGACTTTTGGATGAGGAGTGATTTTACGAATAGCCAATTCCGAATATTTGACAATTCGGCAGTAAGATACTCGTCGTATTATTCACTTCAAACAAATTGGACGCACTACACGATTATTTTGCCTTCTATCTCTGCCGGGAGAATGTGGTTCTTTTATCAAACTAACTATGCCCAATCAACCTACGAAACAAATTTCACCCTTGGGCAGGTGTTGTTGCAATACAGCAATTTTAACGTTCTGGTTTATGAGTCACACTCCACGATAGCAATTTCAAATGCTGTCTACTTGTCGAATATTTTCCCACGCGTCGTAATGCCTACTAATATATACTGCGCGGTTGGAGACACAAATCAGATATTTGTAAGGGGGGTGATTGAAGATCAAAATCCGTATCGGATGCCGTATGGTTTTGTTTCTTCGGTCGGAAACTCCTATCCTCGTTACTGGGAGTATATACCGACAAACTCAGAAACGAACACACTGACAATGTGGGTTTATGACATGGCCACGAATGTCGTCGCATCCAACACATGCAACGTAATTGCGTTAACAACGAACTCTATTCCCAGCACCAACATTTATGTTGCCTGTATCGGAGACTCTCTAACTTTTGTCGGTGTTTGGCCGCAAGAACTCTATCGGCGATTGTCCCAGACTGGGGGTTCTCCAGCCGGGTGTGGTCGGACAAATTTTGTGTTTGTGGGGGAGACGAACATGGTTGACTATCCGACGCAGAAATTTACGGGAAAAAGCGGATGGCGAATCAGCGACTTTTACACGCTGACGAATTCGCCATTTCGAACCAACGGGAGTTTTTCGTTTGCGGCTTGGGCCTCGTCGAATAGTGTTCCCAGAATTGACATTGCGCTGGTTCTTCTGGGATGGAATGGAATCGAAGACGGCGCCAGTGGCACAAATCACACGATTTGGACAAATCAAATGGGCATTTTATTGACTCAACTGCATACTGATTTTCCGAGTTGTCGCGTGATTTTACTCGGGGTTGAAACACCGTCCACTTGTGGTGGATTGGGCCATGACTACGCATCGAGTGGGTTTTGGACTTATTATCCACTCCTGAGAAAAGTAAATGGGCTTAGATTAGCTGAACAGACTTTTGCTTTGACAGCGCCATTTTCAACGTACTGCATTTATGCAGATGTTGCGGCTCAATTTGATGCTGAAAATAACATGATGATGACCGCAACTCCGGTGAATATTCGTTCATCGACAACTGAGCTGCGAGGATTCAACGGTATTCATCCTACCTCTGTCGGATATTTGCAAATTGCCGATACAGCATTCAGGGCGATGTTGCGTTTGTGGCAGTAAACAATTGACAGAGTAATCGATATGCCAGAACGCGACTTCAAAATTACGATTGATGGGGATGCCAGCGGGCTTGTCGATGCATCCAAAGCCGGTGGTGATGCCATGCATGACATGGCGAATGCTGCCAATGATGCGGGAAGAAAATCCGGTGAAGCGGCGGAGTCGCACGAAAAGCACGGCAAGAGCTTT